CTGTTTCTTTTTGCAATACACTGGCATATTCTGGCGGACCATCTTTTGCTGGTTTCTTACGAAGAAATTTATCATCTCCATCGTCCATAACAAATGTGCTGCCGCCCAGACGACCTACAAATGCATTTGGAATTTTATAATCTTCCTTGCCTACTGCTCCTCTAGGACTGCCAGGTCTTTTATCAACAGGGCCCGGGGTGCTCCATCCAAACACCATACTGGGTATATCTCTGCGAGCACTACTGGTGGTAAGTCCTCGAATATCGTCTTTTAGCAGTCCTTGTGATTCTAATGCATCTGCCAAAGGATGGCGAGGTTTTTTATTCTTGGTAGTATCTGTAGCTGTTACTGAATTTATTTGTTTGTTATACTCGGCTACTGGCATCCTATCAGTTTCGTCTACTACACTTTCAGTAGCGGCAATTCCAGGAACCATAAAGTTCATGCCCTCGTCTTGAACACACCCCATCCAGTAACCACGTTTAGGATCGCCGTCAATAAAGATAACAACAACAGTAGTCCCCACATCCGGAGGAACTGCCCAAAAGCCATAACTTTTTTGAGTGTTATTATAGTTGTTAGGATCTTCTCTAACAAAGTCTGCACTAGTGACTCCGTAAAACGGACTCATATACTTTACTTGGTGTAACTGTCCAGAGTCACCGGTGTTACCAGTAGGTCGTAATATTTCAACTTGTAGCATACCCATATAGGTACTGTCCATATGACTAACCACACGGGCTAGGAACGGACCGGGACGTGGTTCTGCTCCTTGGGCACTGATTTTTGTTTGGTCGTTTGACATTAGGTTCCTGATTCTTCTGTATCTGAATCTGTATTAGATTCTTCAGTTACTGTTCTAGTTGTTGATGGCAAATCTTCTGACGACGGCTCATCTGTATACTCTTGTGTTGGGCGGCGAAAGCCTGTCAATACCTGCGTAAATTTACCTTCGGCAAATTTGCTCTTAATAGTCTGTACACAATATAGTCCGCTAAACTGTGTAACAGGTGCTGTTTTGCTAATTCCGCCAAAGTTATATAAACCAGTACTTTGATTAATATCTATAGGAGTTCTAAAATTAACTAAAATATCAACTTCTCCACTTTCATAATTCACAGTGCCATCGGTATTTAAGTTACTGGTAGCTTGCTCGCTAGTATAATTTCCTGTGCCGCTTTGTGCAATAAAGTACGGATCGCCAATAATTTCCATTTCTAAATTATACATATCAAATGGATTATTAAGTGCTTGATTAAACAACTTGGCCGCACGTTGCGCTTCACCTTCTTGGCCGCCGCCGCCTCTACGATCTTGACCGGTCAGTGTGTTGGTCCATTTTAAAATTGTAGGAACAATTCCAGGTTCTTTTGAAATTGGTTTGCCGTTCGGCATGAATCTAACATTTTCTTTTTTGTCTGGCTCTTGTGCGCCGGTCTGGTTAGCTGTAACTTTATCTTGAGTTTTAGTTAATCCATCGGCACCCATAATGTATACAAAGCCATTAACAAACTTAATATCAAATTTTATAATATCTACATTATGCCCTGTATAGATATATTCATATTTTTTAACTGCTTGCTCTTTTAAATTTTCAAATCCTGGAGCTTTGACACCTGGAGGTAATAATCTGCTGGCGTGGGCTTTGTATGGTACTACTTGATACACAATTAATCTAGGTTTTAATCCGGTATTGTTTTGTGTTTCACCTATGGTATAGACTTTATGGCTGATACGATACCATTCTCTAAAACCATCAGGTGTTATTTTGCTACTATCAAGTGTTGTGTTTACAAAATTGCTTTGGAGTATAACTTGGTTAATTGCCGCCGGAATACTAGTATCTTGGCTAAATCGCATTTCAGTACTAGTACCATCTATTACAAGTTTACCAGGGTTGAACACACCAGTCTTTGCATCATACATATCATGATCTTTACCGAACGACGGATCACCTTTGCGCTTTTCGTCAAATCCTAAACTGGCTTGTCCTATGACATTGGCACTATCTGGATCTTGTACTAGTGTTTGATTAGTTTTACTACGAGATACGCCTAACGAACTGTACAAACTTGCCGCATTTGGAGAATCAGTAACAGACTCGGTGGCCGCACTATTTGTATTTTCAGTATTGTCGTCACTTTGACTGCCGTCTGCACTACTCGCAGGATCTGACGGAAACAATATCAAATACTCGTCTGCCTTATCTACGATTCCCTGCTTCTCCATTTCTTTCATACGTTGATTAAGAACTTTCTGCAAACTATTTTCACCGGACTGCAAAATTTCCTGTACAGTAGAACCCACTGCCGAACTGTCGCTCTTGGTATTAGCAACATCGTCTGTTAACGCTAACTGGTTCCAAGGCATGGCACTACATCTGTACACACTGCCTTTTTCGCTTGCAGTCATTTGTAAGTCTACAAAACTAAATGGTATTTGTCTACTAGTGTTAGGAATGCTTTTTATTAATCCAGTTTCAGTATTTCCACGAAAATCAATAGTAAGTACAAAAGGGCATTCGCGCCAGTTGTCCCAACCGTTGTCTTGTGCGCCTTGTTGTAACGCCAACATGAACAATCCCATGCTATATGGCTCAATTACATCAAAACTAAAATTCATCACGTTAGTGTTATTACAGCCTTGCTCCCAACCAATAACACTATTCAGTTCAACATTATTAATGAAAAAATCAAATTTACCGTAAACTGTGTTTACCCTGTTGCTAGGATCAGCATTGGCATCTTTGCAAATCAATGGAATACGCTTGCCGGCTTTGTAAGTTTTGTCTGGATAATTTAAATCTTCTTCTGTAAGTATTCCTATCCCCAACACATACGTATAACTGGCATAGGCAAATAATGGATTTTTAAGAGGCAGCGATTGCCCGGCGGCTAGTCCTTTAAGAAAATTGCCAAGCCCGCTAAGAGCACCAGAGATACTGCTAAATGCTGAACTTAGTCCACCAATAGGCCCGGTTGATACAAACGTGTTTACAGCTTTACCAACACTGCTGATTGTTTGTGTGGCCGAATCTATCGCACCAGATAATCCATCTAAACTCATTTTATAGTCCTAGCACAATTTTTAAACTGCTACCTTTAGGTATATATATCTGCGCACCAGGAACAAAATCCAAAATAGGATCTTGTATAACATCTAAGTTTCGTTGCATAAAAACCCACCACAGATTTTGTTCTCCGTATAAGTCATAAGCTAATAAATCAGGACGATATGTGTACTGTGGTTCTATTGTGTAGAGGAAATCATCCACGTCTGCACTTACTGGTCTAATAGACAAAATGCCAAGATAGTTCTTTTTTATTTTCGTAGTAAACCAAGGACTAGTATTAGAATAGTTAGTTTTCATAGTTAGATATATCCAAAACTATTGTTGAGATATCCGCCAGTAACAAATCTATCAAGACTAAAATTACGAGCACTATTTCTGCTGTATATAGGTTGTAGTGTTATACTATATGTACTTTTAGTAGGTACATGGGCAACACCGCCACTTGCTGTGCCACCAATACCGAAAGAACCTAATAAACCTGCCACTTGGCCGACGCCGCCAGCAATGGCACTAACGCCGTTTAATATTCCGCCAATGCCTTGTGATCCACCTATTAAGCCAGCGCCCACACTAGCTAATCCTCCTAGACTATCTGCAACGCCTTGTATCTCACCGGCGGCGCTACCAACTACATTACATCCAATATAGTCGCAATCGTTAGGCATTGTTATGCTCATCTTAGTTACAACCACTGGTACATTTTTAAACACAAAATTTCCATAAGCATTAAAGAAGATAACTGGAGGAGGATTTCCGGCCTTAGAATCATTTCCAGCAAACATTTTGGTAAGACTTCTTAAATAATGCACCATGGCAATCCAGTAAAGTCCCTGTGTAGCATCTTCAACATACATAGGACCTTCAATTTGTATATGTCCAGGATCACTATTTTTAAATGCTTGAAATTGATAGTTTGTGTGTACAGTATCAATTGGTTGATAGCTTGCGCTACTTGCAATTGTAATTTTAGGAGTATATGGTAAAATTAAGCCGCCGGCATCTTTTAATGGTTTTAAAACAGGACTGCTTTTGAAACTAGTCCAGTTGGCCAAACTTAGTCTGGCACGCCAATCGTTAGCATTAGCATCACCGCCAAATGTAGCTACTGCGCTCAGTATATCGCCAACTGCTTCTCCGGCCGCTGGTAAATTAACTGCTCTTAAAGCTGCCGCAACATTTCCGCCACCATCGCTGGAATATGCGGTGCTGATAGCCGCAGACATGTTAGTTGCCGTTCTAATAGCACTAGTACCTGCTCCTAGCAAGTTGGCTGAGCCGCTTAGTGTGTCTAGTAATCCCATGGTCTTATTCCTATTTTGGTATAGTATTTAGTTGACTTTTTAATGTGCGTAGTTTATAATAACTTATAAGAGGACTCTTCAAGGATGACAGCAAAAGTAAATTACCTAAACAACAAGGATATGTTGTTAGAAATACATAGATCAAAAACTTCATATTGTAGTTTTACCGATCCAAAGTATCATCAATATGATATCATTTTACCCAGTGTAGATAAAATCAATATTAGAACCATCGCAGAAGCCAAAAGAAATCAAGCCAAACGTATAGGCGATTTGGAATATGCAACCCGCAAGAAAGCCGGGGAAAAAGTCAAACAAGCAGACTGCGAAGTTGATTATAAGAAGATCCAAAAGACAGATCTAGTTTTTAGGATCATGACATTCGATCATATTCCTTTGAACAACACCCGCAAGAAAAACCCTAAAAGTCTTGCTGACCATAGAGACAAAGTAAACTTTCCGCCGTTCCAACATTGGAAATTTAACGACGAAGATGAGTTAATTTGTGTAGGTAAGAGTCATTGGAAGGGCACATTGGACAAAGGACACTTTGACAAAGATGCGGGCCAAATTACTAACACCTTGGCGCGAATGATGTTAAAATTGTGTGAGAGGTATGCTACTCGCGGCAACGTTCGTGGCTACACATACAATGACGAAATGAAGGGTCAAGCTATTCTACAGTTAACACAAATTGGATTACAATTTGACGAAAGCAAATCGGACAATCCGTTTGCTTATTTTACTGCGGCTGTGACTAACAGTTTTGTTCGTGTTATTAACATTGAAAAGCGTAATCAAAATATCCGCGATGACATTTTAGAAATTAATGGTATGAATCCTAGCTACAGTAGAACTGGTGCTGGAGAACATGCGGCGGCTTTGAAACGCAATGAGGAAAATACTAGTGAGTAATTTGTTTAAAAAAGTAGCCTGTTTTACAGATATCCATTTCGGATTAAAATCCAACAGTAGTGTACACAATCAAGACTGCGAGGATTTTGTAGACTGGTACATTGCCAAAGCCAAGGAGGAAGGTTGTGACACAGGAATTTTTATGGGCGATTGGCATCACAATCGGAACAGTCTTAACATCACTACTATGGACTATAGCCTTAGGGCCCTGGAAAAGCTCGGTCAGGCGTTTGATCAATTTTACTTTTTCCCTGGTAATCACGATCTATATTACAAAGACAAGCGGGATATCCATTCAGTCGAGTTCGGTAAGTACATACCTGGAATTACTGTGGTGCATGAACCTACTACCATTGGCAATGTTACACTATGCCCTTGGCTCGTCGGCAACGAGTGGAAAAGTTTAAAAGGCTCTAAGAGCAAATATATCTTTGGACACTTTGAATTACCTTTGTTCTACATGAACGCAATGGTACAAATGCCAGATCATGGAGAACTACAAGCGGCAGACTTACGTGGCCCAGACTATGTATTCAGCGGACACTTTCACAAACGTCAGCAACAGGGCAACGTAGTCTACATCGGTAATGCGTTTCCGCACAACTATGCAGATACATGGGATGACGAGCGAGGAATGATGACGTTAGAGTGGGACGGAACTCCTACATATCATACTTGGGATAATCAGCCTACATTCCGTACACTGAAACTTAGCGAACTAATCGACGGTGCGGATACAATTATTAAAACTAAACAACATCTGCGTGTTACATTAGATATTGATATTACCTATGAAGAAGCTAGTTTTATCAAAGAGAAATTTATATCAGATTATGATATTCGTGAACTTACACTAATTGCAGAAAAGAAAGATATCGAGATTAACACCAACATTGATATTCAAGCATTTGAAAGTGTAGATCAAATTGTTAGCAGTCAAATTATTAACATTGAGAGTGATACTTACGACAAGAATACATTGTTGTCAATTTACAATAGCCTATGATCAAGATAAAAGAATTAACAGTTAAAAACTTTATGAGTGTGGGCAACCAAACTCAAGCAGTAAATTTTGCACAGCAAAACTTAACACTAGTCCTAGGCGAGAACTTGGATCAAGGCGGAGATGATAATGGTAGCAGAAATGGTACAGGTAAAACTACCATTATAAATGCACTCAGTTATGCTCTATTTGGCAATGCGTTAACTAACATCAAAAAAGATAATCTTATTAACAAGATTAATAACAAAGGAATGTTAGTTACTTTGGGCTTTGAAAAAGACGGGCTAGACTATAGAATTGAACGTGGACGTAAACCCAATGTACTAAAGTTCTTTGTCAATGACCAAGAGCAAGAAACTGCTGAAACAGATGACGCACAGGGAGATATGCGTGAAACCCAGAAGGACTTAGATGACTTACTGGGCATGAGTCACGATATGTTCAAGCACGTGGTTGCACTTAACACTTACACAGAACCGTTTTTATCAATGCGGGCTAACGACCAACGTGTGATCATTGAACAACTGCTAGGTATTACTATCCTGAGTGAAAAAGCAGAGAGCTTGAAAGAAATGATCAAGCTGACTAAAGACCAAGTTACGCAAGAAACTGCTAACATAGAAGCCGCACGTAAAAGCAATGAAAAGATACAGGTCAGTATTGACGGATTGCTGACTAGACAAAGTGCTTGGAATAATCAACATCATCAAGAAATAGAAAAAATTGCCCGTGCTATTGTTGAACTTGAAGGTGTTGATATTGAAGCTGAACTGGCCAAACATGCTGAGCTCAAAGCATATGAAGAAAAAGCGGCCGAGCTGAAAAGCCTAAATAAGGAGCGGGCCACGCTCGACAGCGCGACAGCGCAAGCGGAGCGAAGCGTAAAAAAGTACGCTAGCGAGCTTGCTAAACTGCAAGATAAAAAATGCCACGCTTGCGACCAAGAACTACATGATCATAAGCACGGGGAGATGACTGCCGAAGCTACCAAACACTTGGAAGAAGCACAAAAGTACTTTGACAAAGTCACTGCCGACACGGTTAAGATTACCAAAGAAATTACAGCTATCGGTGAAGTGGCAGCTCGTCCAGAAACTTATTATGATACTGTCGAGCAAGCACTTAAACATCAAAACAATCTGAAGAGTTTAGAAACACAGTTGACTATCAAGGACGGGGAAACAGATCCTTACCAAGAACAAATCGATGAGTTGACTGATACAGCCATGCAGGAAATCACATGGGATAAGGTCAATGAGCTTAACACACTTAAAGACCATCAAGAGTTTTTACTTAAACTATTGACCAGCAAGGATTCGTTTATTCGTAAAAAGATTATTGATCAAAACCTAGCATATTTGAACAACCGTCTAACTTATTATCTTGACAAAATGGGCTTGCCACATACCGTCATGTTTAAGAATGACCTTACTGTTGAAATTACACAACTAGGGCAAGACTTGGATTTTGACAATCTAAGTCGAGGTGAACGCAATAGACTTATCTTGGGCTTGTCATGGAGTTTCCGTGATGTGTGGGAAAGTTTGTACCAGCAGATCAACTTGCTATTTGTAGACGAACTTATTGACAACGGCTTAGATGCTGCCGGTGTAGAAGGCGCATTGGCAGTACTTAAGAAAATGT